CACCGCTTGTTGTAATAGTTGCAGCAGCTGATCCTGTACCAACTTTAAGTTCACCAGAACCTTTTGGTGATAATTCTAAATCAATATTTGAATCACCGCCAGCAGCTCCTAATTTAGCACCAGAACCTGTAGCAGCGTTTGTAATTTCTAATTGATTAACAGCAGAAGATGTAGTTTGAAAAATTAATTGTTCGTTTCCGTTTTCATCTCTAATACCATGAGCGTCATCAAAATCGATCATGAAAGAATTAGTGTCTAAGTTACCACCTAATTGTGGTGATGTATCATCAACAAGATCACTTGCTAATGCAACAGAAGCAAGGTTTGGATTAGTGCCATCATCAGCTTTTGCATATACTAAAGATGTCTTACCGTTTGCTACTGCAACTGAATCACCAGAACCTGTAGCATATTTAAATGTTACAGTTTGAGATCCTGAAGTTGAGTTTTTAAGAATGTAAAAGTTTTGTACATCAAGAGGAATAGTTACGTTTCTGCCTGATGTTAATGATCCTGTAAACTCAATAATTCTATGTGCAAGAGTTGCACCTGTTCCGCCATCTGTTACTGATAAAGTTGTATCTCCTGAATCTGATACTGCTTGTGTGGTATAACCACCAGAAATCTGTTCTACTATATTTAAATTAGTATTAGTCTTTGTTCCCCATGTACCGGCGTTTTCACCAGTTGCCTGAAGTTCAATACCCAAAGGTGTATATGTCGATGCCATATTAAGCTGCTTCTCCTGTTACGTCGTTATAACTCGTATTTGAGCCAGTTGCAACATCCGAATAAGAAGTATTCGAACCCGTTGAAACATCACTATACGACGTGTTGCTACCAGTGTCAATATTAGCATATGCTAATACATTTACTGCTCCTACACCAACTGTAGTCGATTGTCCAGTTAATCCCATAACTTGATCTTTTGGATCTACAGTTCCCACTGAAGCTGTAGCAGAAACACCAGTTAATCCCATAACATCTGCAGGTGTTAAAGAACCGGTTGACATGGTTGCAGAAACTCCTGTGGGTGCTGCAACTGCAGATCCTAACCCTACTAACGTTCCTAAACTAAATTCTGCTTGTACGCCTGTTAAAATTGCTGCATCATTTGGAACGACAACAGAACCTTGTCCAGATGTTATAGCTTGACCTGTTAAATTAGCTTCGTGAGAAGTTACACCTTCAGCTGTTCCTTGTGCTGAAGTTATGGCTTGACCAGTTACGGATACATCTTCGTTTGGTGCAACTGCTGTTCCTTGACTTACAGTTACTGATTGTCCCGTTAGACCCATAAATTGATCCGCAGGGTCAACTACACCAATAGCTCCGGTTGATGAAATTCCTGTTAGAGCTGTTATAACATCTATAACATTTGTAATTGAGTTAACTGATGATTGAAAAGAAACTCCGCCTACTTCAACTGTTTTTGGAATTACTGGTGAAATAGATCCTACCGAACCAGTAGAAGAAACACCAGTTGGTTCTACTGTTACTGCAATTACATTAGAAATTGATCCAATAGAAAATGTAGATGATACGCCTGTTAATGATACTGTTTCGTCTGCAAGGTTTCCCCACTCACCATCATTCCAAGCTTTTGCACCCCAACCTGTTGCAAGAACAGCATCAGCATCCCAATAAGCTCGGCCCCAGGTGAATCGACCCCATCCTGTTTGAACCGACATAGTGGTCCTCCTATGCTAATCTTATGATCGCGTTTGTAGCGTCTGCTGTAGGAAACTGAATTGTGAAAGTTCCGTTAGTTGCTGTTTTATCAGAACCAAAAGCGATTGCACAAACAGCTGCATTAGAATCAGAAGAGTTATAAATTAAAGCACCATTCGCTGTGAAAGATGCAGATGAATAACTCACATCAGAAAAATCACAAATTGCAGTTGTGCTTGATGCAACTGGAGTTACGCTTGTTAACGTAGCACCACCAGATGTGTAAGCAGTTCCAGATGTGTTTGTAATTTCCTCTGAAGTTGAAAATGCAGTAGTTCCTGCACCTAAAGTTGCATCACTATCATACAAAGCAATTTTAAAAGTGTCACCAGTTGTTGCTGTAAAATTGTGAACACCTTTTAATAGTTCTACTTTAAAACTTGTACAAATTGCCGATGTTATTGCCATTTTTTATCTCCTATGGGTTTGCTGAGTTAATTGGTATTCTAACGGCTCCGTCTGTGTAGTCGTCTCTTCTACGTCTACCAATTTGCTCGCTAGCAAACTTCTGTACTTCTTCTTTATACTTCTTCTCATATAAAGTCAACATGTCCACTGGACCTTTCAAGAAGCCATAAGTCTCTGCTAAACAGCAATATAATAAGCCATTTGGGAAGTTTAAGCTAATATAATTAGTCGTATTATCGGAAGCTAAAGTAGCTGGCATCTTATTATAATGCACTCTAAATTTATAGTTTGTATTAGGCGTAGGAGCTAAAAATATACGTCCAGAATTAGTATCTCCATCTCCAGTAGCACCACCAAACATGGCATAATATTTTGGCTTACCTTGTGCTGCAGATGTGCCTGTAGTAGGTTGATATTCTTGTAGGTAAGTTACGTCTTTTTTTTCTAGCCAAGTATTAGGTCCAGTAAGCACGGCGCTTGAATCATAAACCTGTATACCTCTAATAAACAAAGCTCCACCTGGAGCGTTAATAGTTTCTTGTCCTGGAACTAAATTACCTGATTGTTGTTTTCTATCTGCATCAATAGGAACATCTCTCATAATTCTGTATTGAGCATTTAAAATAATATTTTCTAGTTGATCTGAAGATAAAACATTCGAGTCTACTTCTGTATAGTTTCTAATCTGTGTAACTAATCCTGAATAACTTATTCCTGCCATTACTGTCTAATCTCCTTACAAATTAAACAACTGATTGTATAACTTGTATGTTTCCAACACATTTGTTTTTTTCTAAATTTATACCAAAAAATTTTTATGCGCTCAATGTAACTGGTCCAACTGAACATCCTATTCCTCCTCCTGATACTCCTCCCTTTGTAGCAGTATCTGTATCAACTGTAAAATGAAAAAAATTTGCAACTGAATAGTCACTAGTATCTCTAGCATCACTTACATATAATCCTGTCGTAATTGTATAACCAGCAGCTTTTGCAATATTAGAACCTGTAATCCCATCAAAATCTTGTGGATTTGAAAATTGAAAAGAGCCACCAGAAGCAGTAATTGCTAAAGGAGCTCCTCTAAATCTATAAGTAGTTGAAGTTGTTAAACCGTGTCCAGGAGCTGTAACGTTTATAATTCTAGAACTTGCAGCATAAGTTTTAAATGCATCAGTTGGTAATAAATAAGGCACAGGGTTTTCTATTCTTCCTGGTCTTACATTTGCAAGTGATATTGCATCAGCACTCATTGGTTTTGGTTCTAATTGTGGTTGTTTAGGTTCATACTCTGATACGTGAACTAAAGAACCATTCCATTCTCTAACCATTTCATTATAGGGAAACTGTAATCCAGATCTATCTGATATTGCTATTGCGTATTTACCTGTTGCGTATTTTGCCATTATGAACTTGGGTAATAAGCTTTAGGTGTAATGTATGTACTTGAAGCTGACCCATCCTCCGCTAACGCTCTAGCTAATTCATCTTCATAATATAACTTCATTTGTTGAACTAACTCTGGTTTATATTTTTGTGCTAAATAAAAAGCTAATCCTGAAACCATACAAGGAACAAATCTAAATGGAACATCAGTTGCATTTGTATAATCTCCTACGTCTTGTATTCTTTTAATGTAATAGATATGCATATCTTTAGATGCATTCGAAGAATCTGGAGTTGGATAAACACTTATACTTACATGATCAACAAATCTTTGAACCCAATATTGATTGGGAGTGCCTTTAGAAAGTTTATTTGAAAACCCTGCATAAGTAGATCTATCTACTTTTGTCATTGGGCTATCTGCTTGAGTTGTTTGTGTTCTATTAGATCTCAGTTGTGCTTCTAACACATCGGACATACCGTAGATTCCAGAAGGAGTTGATGTTGCACTTGTCCCATCATCAGATGATCTAAAAAATTTATATTCAGCTTGACCTTCAATTAAATCAATATTAGTTGATCCTATTTCCCAATAGTGAATACCTCTGTTTCCCCATTCTTGAAACAGAACGTTTAATGATCTTCTTGCTGATTTTAATTGATACCCAGCAACATTTTGTAAACCAATACGCTCGTGTGCTTCCTCTACTATTTCATCAATAGCAAAAGTTTTGTCGAACGTAGTTGTTCCCGAAGTAGTATTAGCCATTTAAACTCCTAGTAAATTTTTAGCCACTCACAAACTACTGTACCAGTATCTCCACTTGTACAAGCAGGTAGAACTATATTTACATCTCCAGTTACTCCAGAAGCATCGGTATTTTTTAAACCACCGAAACTAGAGTAGTCATATTCCATTTCACCGTTTAAAGTTTGAAATACAACATCTGTAGTAGCATCCCATGCTAATCTTAAAGCATCAACTTGTGCCGTTACTGAAACATTACAACTAACTTTTACAAGTCTAACTTTAGAACAAGCTGCTCCTGTTAAAGGCTGAGTTGTTAATCCAGAAACGTCAACGATTTTAGTTGTGCTTCCAGTTCCATCTGACACCACGTTGAAGTGGGTTATAAGTCTTTTTGCTCCGTCAAATACTGTAGTATTTAATACTGTATCCGCCATGTGTTTTTCCTCCTCATTTTAAAGAGCGCCTGCATTACCAGGCGCCCCGAGTTATTTATTAACTATTTGCAAAAGGTGTTGCTTCGGTACCTGTACCGATTAACACAGCTTCTACTAAATATACGTTGTCTTCAAGTGCAGTGATAGTAACTGTACTACCTTTGTCTCCACCTGTAGTTCCACCGTTCATGCTTATAACATCATTAGCTGATGCTGGAACGAATGTGCTGTTAGTACCGTCTGCTACGTTAACAATAGTTGCGTGACCAACAAATTTGTCAGTCCCGTCGGTTTTGATATCGCAGTCAGAGCAATCTGTACCTACAAAAAATTTGTAGACAGCACCTAAGTGACTGTTCACATTAGGGTCATTGTCTCCAGCAGAAGCACCTTTGCTATCCGCTTTAATTGTTGGAAGTGTAATAGCACCATCAGCATCATTTACTTTGATAACTTTACCTGCGTGAGCAGCAAAAGTTAAAGTAGTTTCCGCTGTGATGTTTACCACTTCATCAGGTCCTGCAGCCACGAATCCTCTTTGGGAAACGACTGGTCCTGAAAACGTTGTTCTTGCCATGATTATATCCTCCTAGTTTGCAGATCATAGTCTCTAGGCCGTCGACTGTACGCGTCTATGATCTATTTATAATTATACAGTAATAAAGTTATACTCTTATTTTTTAAAGAGCGCAAGAGAGCCTGTAGTGTAGTTGTGATTTTTTAAATATGTAGCCTTTTATTAAGTAGCTACTGAAACTTCTGGGGCAGCATCATCAACTCTATTTTGTAAATGAGCCTTTTGAGCTTCTGCTAACTTAATATGGTTTATAACTTCTCTGATCTTATGATCAATGTTAACCATATTGAGAGTATATCTACCCTCAGTTAGATGCTCCTGTTCCCAGTTCAACTCCAAGGACCTTTTTTGTTTGTAAAGGTCTGTTAAGTGTGCTTGCATCTTGGACCTCCTCATAGGTAATCCATTTTTTACGGGTATCGTAAAATCCCGTTGTTTCCCACTTTATATCAGATTGTCCCAATCTGTCAACAATAGATTGTTCTATAGCTTCAGCGGAATCTTCACACTTCATATTAAATTTAGTGCGATAGCCATAAGCGTATATTCTAACTTGAAATTCCTTTGTCATAATTCACCTTTATTGCATTAAAAAAGGGGGCGATTGCTCGCCCCCTTCAAGATTAGTTATTACGCACCTTCTACGCCGAAAATACCTCTAGGGTCGGATACTCCAAATGAGTATCTTTCTCTAGCTTTGTATCTTACGTTTCCAGTATCGAAATCACCTTCCATTGCAGTAGTTAATGGAGCTCTTGTGAACATTTTCATACCGTTAGGTACGTCTGTAATGATGTAAAACGAATCACTATCAGTTAGGTAGTTGTTCACTCTATAACCTTGAGGAACCATACCCATAGATACGATTGCGTTGATGTCATTATCAGCTGTTCCAGTTCTGCCTTGAGATTTCATTAATCTCTCAGCCGTAAATTGATTTTCCGAAGGAACAATCATTTTTACGCCTCTAGCTGCAACTCTAAGACCTCTTTCATCAGTGATAGCCGCGATGTCAATCATCGACTGTTCTAATGAAGTTTCATTAAGATCGGCCTGAGTAGATAGGGTATTTTTAAAAGTACCCGCTACTGTAGGGTGAGCTGTACTAAATAAAGCAACACCATCGCCACCTTTGAAAGTAGCTGTTGATGGTAAGCCGTTGA